GGGAGGTGTGACCGCAGATATGGCAGATCGTATTAAAACTCGTACTGTTTCTATGTGCACAGTTATTTATAATTTGTGCAGATGGACTCAGAACAAGTTAAGTACGCCTGACTTAATTGTCAATCTCACCTCCTCCCTCATTTGCGCCGTTCCTGTTACTATGATTCGAAACGCATTTACAAGTCTCTTTGGAACCGCAATTGTGCAAGCTGGAAGCGATGATGTGGGTGAAATATTGAGATTAGTCTTAAAAGCAATTTTAATGGCTGTTTTTCTATTAACTGCTCAAAAACTTCCTGGTAAACATACTTGTGATGAATTCATCAATAGAGTCTATTCTATTCCACGTGCTATGTCTGGCGTAGAATCATTTTGGAGTAAAATGGACCCTATTGTAGAAAAAGCAACCGATTTTATTGATGAAAAAGTATTTGGCTCCGATTTATCCGCTGCACAAGCTGTTTATATCCAAGCAGTGCAAGATTGGGCCGATGAAGTAGCAGAAATGAGCAAATTATATAAACGCAAACGAATAACGACTGACATCCAAACTATGGAAGCGGCAGGTAAACTTCATGTCAAAGGCATAAGATTGCTTGCTCGCTGTACAAAGCTTGGGTATGACCGAAAGAACGCTGAACTTATCCGATCACTTTTACAGACTACATATAAAATATCAGAAGCCGCTATGCGATCTGGGGCTGATAAGTGTCGAGTACGACGTGCTCCACTTATCGTCTGGTTCACTGGCAATTCTGGTGTTGGCAAATCAACCTTCACGTATCCGTTTGTCCTCGATTGTATGAAAGCTGAAGGAGTTTCTACGAAGAATTGGGAATCTAGAATATATGCTCGAGCCCCTGAAACTGAATTTTGGGATGGTTACCTCGATCAAGAGTATATAATCTATGATGACGCTTTTCAACTTAAAGACTCTCAAGCTAATCCTTCTCCAGAATTATTCGAAATCATACGTTTAGGCAACATGTTTCCTTATATGTTGCATATGGCAGGAATGGAAGAAAAAGGAAATACTTTTGGTTGTCCTAAATTAGTTTGCATGTCTTCCAATTTGGATACAATTAAAGCAGAAAGTATTTGGTGCAAAGAAGCTGTTGCACGACGTATTGATTTCGCTTACCGAACTACACTTAAAGAGAAATACCGCAAATATTACACATCAAATGGACAAAGACTTTATATGTTGGATACTACGAAAGTGAGTCAAGAACAAGCAATCGATTTGGACATCTACCAATACCAACGATTCGACCCACATACTGGAGAAAATATAGATGAACCAATAGATTACAAAACTATGGCACGAATTGTAGGGCAAGAGCTTAAGAAGCGAGCCCAAAACTACGCTTCTTATGACACTTTCCTGAAAGAATATGCCAGTCGTCCTCTACCTCGTAACAATCTTCGATTCACTGACGATGACCCAACAGTATTTTCTGATGACGAAACACCTCAACTTCAAATAGGCAATCCAGAATCTGGCACTTATTGGAGTAATATTCACAATGGACGTGCAATCATACCTGATCTAACGCGCACTGCTGCAGTCCTACCTGGATATAAAAAATCCAGATGGCTAAACAGTACAAAATTTTATACTGCAGCTCGATGGGTCTGTTGGGATCTTCCTGTGCTCGCATACGGAGGTCTCGCTAGGAACGTCGATATAATTAATAAATGCACTCCACAACGCGTCTTAGAATATTGCAATAACAAAAGCGATGATTATAAGTATAATTTTGAAGGTTGTGAATATTATTTGGATAAGGATTATGATTTTGAACAAAAGATGCTCCCTAAGTTTTCCGAAACTATAACTGATAGAGAAGCAAGTCTAGTAGAACGTGCTATAGCAACTTATAAAAATTGGCATCATAAATATTTCAAACCTGCATATTATAAAGTCAGATTTAATTTACCCGGCATGGTTGTAAAAGTTATTGGCTTGTTAGTAGCTTTCCGTTTCTTTAAAAATCTATATAGATCGTTTTTCCCTAAAAAGCAGACGCTCTACGAATTGATTGATGAAATGCGGGAATCTATTGACAAAGCTGAGAAATGTTTTAAAACCGGTAATTGCTTAAATTGTAAGACTTGCAAGAATGCCCCTCCAACCATAGTAGATGATTTCTATTATTGGGGTGTTCCTTGCGCTTGTTACGTTTACGCATGTAGAACGCAGACAGATAGGAACAAACGAATTTTTATGGCTTATGCAAACGCTAAATTAAATCCTCGTAAAATTACAAACCGACCTATAATTCAACACCGTATGTTTGACTTCGCCAATTCTTGTGACTGTGAGAAATGCCCCCTATGCACATCAGATGTCTGTGAGTGCCGAAAGGTTGCAATAGACAGAGGATGTGATATAGGAGAACATGATCTTGTAGATCGCGTTGGCTTAGAAGACTTATGGGAATCTCCTGTATTTCAAAATAATGACCATCAAGGCAGTCCTACTTCTGCGCGTATATCTCGCGCAAGAGTCCAAAATTTAGATCATCAAGGAAAACTCAATAGTAAACAACCACCTCGAGCAATAGTACAAAATTTAGATCATCAAGGAAAACCGAATACTAAAGTGAATTACCGAGCTAAAGTCCAAAGTTTGAGTCCTGAACGAGTGAAATTGCGTCCAGAAGCCCAGTATAACCGAGCAGCAATGTTCGATGTGCAGGCTGATGGCGTAGCTAACCGTTTGTGGCCCAATCTTTTCCGAATTTATGTAACCGAACGAAATGACGAAGCAGTCGTGAGACATCTTGGTCACGTATTGTGCATTAAGGGATCTGTATTTTTGATGAACTGGCATTTTAAACTTGTATTGGAAGAATATCCTGAATATGACGTAGTAATGCGGAATAATAAGGGCCTTCTATACAAGAGAATACCAGCTTCGGATTTTATACAAACCTGTGTGCGCATAGGTGAAAAAGATGCTTGCGTGGTAGCACTTGACGATAAAGGTGTTAATATGGCATCGTTGTTGCAGCATTTTCAACCTAAAGCTGCAAAATATTCGCATGATGTACAAACTATGCAAATATTGCGATATAAAGTCGACAGCTATGGGATGATTCGTTGTCCCATAGTATTACAAGACGCCACATTAATATCTGAACCCGTCGAAGTGGAAATGACAAAACGCGCCTCTACTGAAAAAGTTGTCTTAATCAATCCGATGTCGTGGTGGTATACTGCTGCGACAGAATTTGGTGATTGCGGCGCTCCGTTAATGATACTCAATTCGCAAACTCCGACTAAGATAGTTGGTATTCACAATGCTGCTATTCTTAAATCAGGGAATGCTTTTGGTGTACCCATTTATAGAGAAGAACTAGAAACCGCACTTACGTCTTTACCAATTGCTCTTCAGTTCGCATGGGAAGAGCCTCAGGTGCTGGAGACAGTAGCCTTTGACGAATTTAACGATGGCGATAACTTCGTTGTTGTTAAAGCTGAAAAAGGCTCTGTACCCGCACCTGTGACTACAAAATTACGAAAATCACCGATTCACGGCAACTTAATCCCGACTCTGACAAAACCTGGCTATCTTCGCCCATTTGTGAATAAAGATGGAGTGAGAATTGACCCACCCGTACTTAACAGGCGTAAGTGGGGATACGATCAACCCAGAATTAATAATCAAATAGGCGAAAGATGTACTAACGCAATAATTCAATTGTTATGTAAAAAGACTGCCCGCGATTCTCCATATTATCATGTGCCCTTGTCAACTGATGAAGCGATTCAAGGTATTGATGGTGTTGAAGGTTTAAATTCAATTAATAAAACATCGAGTCCCGGCTACCCTTATGTGTTCGATAAAAAGAAGGGCAGAGGAAAAACCGGTTATTTTGGAGATTTTGAATTTGATCCTACATTACCAGGTTATGGAGAAGTTGTGGAAGACATCTTAGAGTTAGAGAGAAAATATCGAGATAATGTACGACCTTTTATTGTATGGATTGACACTATGAAAGATGCGAGAATACCCATTGTGAAAGCAGATATGGGGAAAACTCGTATATTTTCAGCAGGTCCTATGCACTATTGTATACTTTATCGTAAATATTTTCTTCCTTTCTTCGCCCATTGCATGAACAACCGCATTGATAATATGATGGCTCCCGGTATCAACCCCGTGAGTCCTGAATGGCACAAACTCGCTACGAAACTTAAACAAAAAGGTAAAGACGTTATTGCTGGAGATTATTCTAACTATGACGGAAAGGCATGTACTGAAGGTTATAAGGCGTGTTATGAGGCTGCCATTGAGTGGTATATGATACACTGGAATGAGATTGTTTCCCAAGGGAAAAATGTCATACAAGGTGTAGAATTAGATCGCGAACAGTTTGCTCAGTTTCTACGCAATATAGCTTTTGAGTGCACAACTCACGTGCACTTATGTGAGAAAGAATTCGAACAAAATGGACAAATGGAAAAATATCGCGTTTACTATCAAGTGATGAATGGCATGCCCTCCGGTAATCCAGGTACCGCTATTACAAATAGCGTATGTGGAATCTGGATGGTTATGTATTGTTACTTTATAGTATTCGCTGAAGACTCCGAATTATGTACAATTGAAATGTTCTTTTACTTAGTATATTTGATCACATATGGAGACGACGTCTGTATCAACATCCACCACTCTATTATTGACCGATTTAACCAAGAAGTCTTAACTATAGTGATGAAGCAATGTTTTGGAATTGATTTTACTGATGAACAGAAGACTGGTGCGATTGTAAAATCTCGCACTTTGCCTGAAGTATCCTTCTTAAAACGACGTTTTGAGTATAATCAGTACCTACAGATGTATGTCGCCCCTATGCCTGAAGATGTATTACTAGATATTTCTAATTGGGTGAGATCTGGGAAAGAAGATCCAGCGGTTATTACCGTTAACAACTTAAAAAGTATTATGAGTGAAATCTCATTTATCTCAAAAGAAAAGTTTAACTACTGGAAACCTTTGATCCAAGAGCAAGCCCGATTATTGACAAAGAACACTTCGATTACTCCTATTTTCGACACTTACACTGGTTACCTCGATTTATATCGCCAAGGCAAGCTTATAGCTGTTGAGGCGTTTTAAATCGGGACACCCGACGGAGTTACTCGTCGTTAAATAAAGATGCATTCGTTGTCTTTTAGGTATTCAGACATTAAAGAGATATCCTGTGTTTCGAGCCCGCACACTAAAGAGGTCTTATGACTCTGGCTCACAGCTTCGGACCCGCTGTATAATGCGTATTTTCGCCACGGCCCTGACTCCAGAATAGATGGTTGTATGTTGACGAGCATATCTAAAATGAGTCCTAGATTTTTCCTTTGGTATACCAGCAAAGGTTTTTCTAGTCCCCACCAAAAATGTGATCCCTGATTCTTCGATAAGCATAGTCATTTCGGTAAAGAAGAGTTAACGCTATTTTTGGCATGTCCGTATCTATTTAGATTTACTGCTCAGGATCGGACGATAGCAGCCCTATCAATATCCAGCGAAATGAACCGCGCAACTGCATTAGGTGATGCATTGCGTTAAATTATCTCACCTGCGAACTTTCAAGACACACCTATTACAAAAATAACCCAACAAACCGTGCAATTTATGAACGAAGGCGATATGATTGCGAGTCGCACATTTGGTAAGAAATTACCTATGCGCGGTGAGCTACTCATAAACGCTAAAGATGGTAGAGAGCATACTGTTAAGAACTTTTTAGAACGACCTATCAACCTTCGAAATTTTGAGTGGAAAGCTTCAGACGCTCAGTTTAAAGTAATCCAAACTTTTGATTTTCCCGACGATTTTTTAACTCTTCCACTATATCAAGAAAAATTCGATGGCTTCTATGGCTTGCGTGCGGATATTAAATTCCGTTTGCAAGTCAATGCCCAACCGTTTCAAGCAGGTAGACTCATGATAGTGTGGATTCCATATTTTAACTATAAAGGTGATTATGGTTCACATTACCTTGAGGGTACTAAAGCTACAATGGTTGCAGCATCTGGTTGTCCTCGTGTAGATCTTGATATATCACTAAGTACAGAAGCAGAACTTTGTATACCCTATTGTTCTCCACATTCGCATTTCAACCTTGCAACTGGGGAGGGCTCTTGGGGAAGATTGGCAATATTAGTCTATTCAACTCTAAATGATTTAGTTTCGGCTGGTCATGTAGATTGCACTGCCTGGATTAATCTTGAGAATATCGATTTAGCTTTCCCAACTGGTGCTCCGTTGATTACTAAGCAATTAGTACCTTCGGCATCAGGGACAGTTAGAGCGGACGCTCAAGTTGGTTCAGAAGAACGGAAAATGGAACAACATCGATCCATAGCGCAAGATATTTCCACTCTATCACAATTTCTGAAGAACATACCTAGTGTTCCTATGCTGTCAGAAATCATTCAACCAGTTACCTGGGCGTGTGATGGCACGGCAGCATTTCTTAAATTTTTCGGCTATTCAAAATTACAGTCTACCAATGTGCCTGAGTTTGTAAAGCCTTCTGCGACGCATTTCATGGCCAACTATGATGGCGTTGACATGTCGCACTGCTTGGGGCTTGCCTCAGATAATGCGATAGAGTTGATGCCTGACATGGTTGGAAATGATGTTGATGAAATGGCACTTCACCATTCATTAGCAACTCCTTGTTTCTTTGATTCGTTCAAATGGCAAGGTAGTGATGTGGCGAATAAGGCTTTATACACTCAAGTTATTAATCCCGCATATTTTTATCAAATTGAAACTTCGACAAAAACTGTAATTCCTACTCACCTCGCTTATACTTCTTCCCCCTTTCAGTATTGGCGCGGTTCAATGGATATCACCTTCAAATTTGTAAAAACAAAATTTCATTCTGGTCGAGTCCGAATTTATTTTCAACCTGGCACTGTGTGGACCAGTACTGGTAACTTAAGACGCGATTATAACTATTCTCAAGTTGTGGACATCCGTTCTCAAACTGATGTAGTTTTTCGCGTGCCTTATGTTGCCACGCATCCCTGGCTCACTGTCGGAGAACTCGCAACTGCGGAAGCTAACAATAGATTCAGCACTACTGGTGTAGTTGTCATTGAGGTCTTAAATGAACTCGTTGGCAATTCATCTGTATCTGCTGATATTGATGTGTTAATGGAAGTAAGTGCGGGCCCCGACTTTGAGTTGGCTGGTCCTAGCAATTGCCAGTTGATTCCATTTTTGGTCTCAACCGCCCCTACCCCTCCTCCTACGACGACGACTGTAGCATCTGCACGTCCTAAGCGTTCTATTCTCGAACGGATCGCTCAGGCTCAGGTGGGACAGGCTGAATCACAGGAAGAACAGCAAGCAGATATCAATAAAGATCAAATTGGAAACTCGCCTGAAACACCTCAATGGATCAACAGTTTGTGTACTGTCGGAGAAAAGGTAACTTCTATCCGACAGCTCATAAAGCGTTCCCATAAGGTGGATCATTTAAAGCAAACATCTGCTATTGCTATGGTGACTGTGAATCCTTACGTCATGGTATATGGTTTGTCTGGAGCCACAGGTGCGTATGCTAGCGTACATATGGGGTATTTGGACTACTTTGCTCACATCTATACGTTTTATAGGGGTAACGTAAATACCAAGTTGTGGTTTGACCAAAAGTCAGACGCACTTGAAGTGTATTATCGTATCAATCAAGACATTGACGGCTTAAAACCTAACACTATTCTTGATACGACTGCAGACGTTACAGCTAAAAACACCTGTCTTACGGCTCAGGTTATCCCTCAGAACTTAGAAGGCATCGTTGATCTAAATGTCCCATTTTATTCTGCATTCCACATGTGTCCCATCACAAACTTACAACATGGCGCTGTGAATGACGCGTTAGGAATATTCCCCAAAGGTTTAGCGACTATTAAAGGAATAACTTCTGACAGAGTTACGGTTTTCCGTAATGCCACTGATTCATTTCAGTTTGGCTTTATGGTTGGTCCACCTCGCTGTGTGCGCTATTCACAGTAGACTTCATAGTCACAACTCAACACTCTTCCCACTAGTAGAACTCTCGAATTGAAATTATAAGAGTGTTGTTTTACCCTTTTCATGGTACTTAATAAATCCTACCATCTTACGTCACTACAACATCGTGCGACGTCCTCTGTTTACAAACTAAATTTTAAACATTTGATTATCTTTGGTAATCTGCAACCGGACGTCGTCCGGGAGTTGGTTTTTTGTACGTTTTTCCAACCTTATGCAGGCAAACGTTCGTAAACAGAGTGAAGTAAACTGGTA